GTTTCAGTTCGCGCCACCAACATTACGGCTGGTGCTATTGATCCTGTGGTAGCGGACTTCCGGGTAACCATTCATAAGGCCTGAGCCGAAACGAGTTAAGGAGTCCAATTGTGATCGTAAATAAATCAGCACTTGATGGGGTCTTCTTCAATCTGAAGACGACCTACAACCGCGCTCTGGTAGCAGCCAGCCCGGAGTGGAACAAGATCGCCATGATGGTGACCTCCTCCAGCTCTGAAAACCGCTACAAGTGGTTGGAGCGTTTCCCATCCATGCGCAAATGGGTCGGTGAGAAAGTGGTCAAGCAGCTCAAGGGCCAGGGCTACACCCTCATCAACGATGACTTTGAGGCGACCATCGAGGTCGACCGCAACGACATCGAAGACGATACCCTGGGCATATACGGCCCCGAAGCGGAAATGGCCGGTTATAGCGCGGCACATCTTCCGGACGAGTTGGTGTTTGATCTGGTCAACGCGGGTTTCGTGGCACTGGGCTACGACGGCCAACCGTTCTTTGACACCGACCACCCGGTGGGCGATGGCAAGGACGGCACCGTGAGTGTTTCCAACAAGGGCACCATGGCTCTGAGCTTTGCCACCCTGGCGGTGGCTCAGGCCAGTTTCGGCGCGGCACGTACCGCTCTGCGAAAGATGAAGGATGATGAAGGGCGCCCGCTCAACATTATGCCCAACATTCTGCTGGTAGGTCCGGCGCTGGAAGACACCGCCCGTGCACTGATGATGGTTGAACGCTTGGAAGACGGTAAGCCCAACCCGTTCAAGGGCGCCGCCGAAGTGGTGGTGTCATCCCGGCTGACCTCTGACACGGCCTGGTATCTGCTCGACACCACCAAGCCGGTGAAGCCCTTCATCTACCAGCAACGCAAAGCCCCGACGTTCGTCTCGCAGACCAACACCGACAGCGACAGCGTGTTCCTGCAGAAGAAGTACCGCTATGGCGCAGAGGCACGAGGCGCGGCAGGCTTCAGCTTCTGGCAGATGGCTTACGGCTCGACTGGCGCAGTCTAAACACCCGGCGTTGAGTAAACCTGAAAATGGCCGGGCATGAGCCTGGCCATTTTAAACCGAAAAACATTGGGAGGGCCCCATGGCCATCACCAGAAACAGCAAGGCAAAAAGCACCCAGCCGGCCACCAAGGCCGAGCAGGACGCCCCCGCAAGTGATGAGCAGCCCACGGTGACCAGTGGAGACGACCATGGCGTTACCCAGGATCCGCAAGCGCAACCGGAAGCAGGCGCGACCAATAAGAAAGATACGCCGCCCGAGCAGGAGACCAAGCGCATCGCGGTGAAGTCTATGACGCCCAGCTTCCGCCGTGCCGGTTTCAATTTCAGCCGCACCGAAACCCTTCTGGATGTGCGCCGGTTGACGGAAGAGCAGCTCCAGGCGATCCAGGACGAACCACGCCTGGCCGTGCGTCCGGTCACCCAGGAAGACTGATATGCCTGTCTACGCCACGCTCCAGGATCTGATCGACCGCTTTGGGAACGACGCCGTTCTCGTGGCGTCCGACCGGGACCGGGACGGCATCATTGACCAGACGGTTATCGACAAGGCACTGCTGGATGCAGACGCCGAAATCGACACCTACGTGGGCCTGCAGTACAAGCTGCCGCTTTCCACGGTGCCCCGCATCCTGACCAAGCTGGCCGTAGACATCGCCTTTCACGTGCTGTCACCGGAGGCAGACACCGCAACCGAGCACCGCCGTGGCCGCTATGACAACGCCGTTGCCCTGTTGCGCCGCATTGCAAAAGGCGAAGTCAGCCTCGGTATCCGGGAGCAGAGCCCGGTCAGCATCAAACCCCAGATCACCTACCGCACACGCCGATGGGGCCGCGACCGGAGGCTGACATGAGCATCGGCCTGAAGTTTGACCTGGGCGGTGTCGAACGCCTGCAAAAGCGCATTGAAAAGCTCGGGCAGTTTGATCGTAAAGACCTGCTGACCCAACTGGGCGGGCTGATGGAAAGCCAGACCCGCCGGCGCATCAGTGAAGAGCAACAAGCGCCGGACGGCGAGCCTTGGCAACCCTGGACTTCTGAATACGCAGCGACCCGCCACGGTGGCCAGTCCCTGCTCCAGGGCGACGGCAATCTGGTGGACAGCCTGAACAGTGACGTGGTCGGTGATGAGGTCATCACTGGCAGCAACCTGATCTATGCCGCCATTCACCAATTCGGCGGCACGCCCGACATGGCCGCTGGCCCTGCCGGCATTCCGGCGCGCCCGTATTTAGGCTTTTCCCAGGGCAACCTGGATGAAATCGAAGCCACCGTCGACCAATTTCTCGACAAGCAACTGGAGCGTGCATGAGTAACGGCGACATCAAACTGACCCGCGATGCCATCGTGGCCTCCATCAAAGCAGCGGTACCGGGCCTGTACACCTGCGAATCCCACGGCGGCCGATTTGATGCCGCCGAGCTGGGCCGCTACAGCAAACTGGCACCGGCGGTGCTGGTGGCGGCGGTGTCGGTACCCACATTGAGCGATGGTAAAGATCAGGTCGCTGAGGTGCGTTGGGCGGCCTTCATCGTCACCCGCGATACCCCCAGCGCAACCCGTGATGTGGCCGCGCTGGATTACGCCGAGGCCGTGATGCGCACCGTCAAACTCAACCGCTGGGGTCTGGACAACGCCCAGAAACCCGAACGGCTGGCAGCAGACAACCTGTTCAGCGGCCAACTGGACCGCAAAGGCATCGCGCTCTGGGCGGTCAGTTGGCAGCAAGGCGTGAGCCTGCGTTACACCAACGTCGCCGAGCTGGCCGACTTCACCCTCTACACCGCCACCCATGAAGTGGGTGACGGCCCGGTCGCCGAAGACCGGGTTGAACTGCCCCAGGAGTAATGACTGTGAGCGCTTTGAAGAAAGACACCATCTACGTAAAACCCCGCCAGGGCCTGCGCATCCGCCAGGAAAACGGCACCCCACTGCCAGACGCTGGCGCGAACGTACCATTGAACGCCTTCTGGCGACGCCGCCTGCGTGATCAGGACGTGGTTGCCGCGCCCGCGCCGCGCCAGACCAAGAAAGCCACCGACACCGCCAAAAAGGAGTCATAAGCCATGCCGATCAGTGCTGGAGTATTCAACGACATTCCCGCCCAGCTGCGTGTGCCGGGCGTTTACATCGAGTTTGACGACCGCCTGGCCGGTAACTCGGCCTTTCAGGGCCGGTTGCTGGTGCTGGGTCAACGCCTGGCCGATGGCGAGCGCAACGCCCTGGAGCTGGACCGCGTTACCAGCGCCGAACAGGCCGAACGTTATTACGGCCGTGGCTCCATGCTCGCGGAAATGCTGCGGCATTCCCTGGCCGCTCAGCCCTACCTGGAAACCTGGGCACTGCCGCTGGACGAGGTAGACACCGCCAGTGGTGGTGTGGCCTCTACCGGAAAAATCGCCTTGGCGGGATCCGCAACCACCGCCGATGCCATGGTGCTTTATCTGGCCGGCTACCGGGTGCGCATTGGCGTGGCCGTGGCAGACGACGGTGAAGCGATCGCCAGCGCCCTGGTCGCGGCCATCAACGCCGACACCCGCTTGCCGGTGACGGCGGCCGTTAATGATGTCGCCCCATCAGAACTTGACATTACCTGCCGCTGGGCCGGCGCTACCGGTGACGATATCGACATCCGATTCTCCGCCCTGGGTGAAGACCGTATTTCCGGCGTAACGCCGACCGTCACAGCCATGGCCGGTGGCGCCAGCAATCCGGACCTGGTCGACGCCATCGCCGCCCTGGGCCCCGAGCAATACAACTGGATTGCCTGCCCCTACACCGACGCCGCCAACCTGACCGCGCTCAAGGGTGAGCTAGACGATCGCTTTGGCCCCACGCGCCAGATCGGTGGCCGTGCCTTTGCTGCATTCCGAGGCACCCATGGCGAAACTGGCACCTTCGGTGCTGGCCATAACAGCCCGCACCTGTCCGTGATGGGCACCGGCCTGGCCATCAGCCCCACCTGGTTGTGGAGTGCGGTCAACGCGGCCGTTGCAGGCCAGGCGCTGGCAACCGACCCGGCCCGGCCGCTGCAAACCCTGCAGCTACCGATGATCCTGGGCCCGAAGGAGGCCGATCGCTTCACCGACACCGAGCGCAACCTGCTGCTGTTCGATGGCATCGCCACCTTCAAGGTCGCGACCGACGGCAACGTCAGCATCGAGCGCCAGATCACGACCTTTCAGGAAACCGACAGCGGGGTGCCCAGTGATTCCTATCTGGACATCAACGTGCCAGAGACCCTGGAGCGGATCCGCTACGACCAGCGCGCCCGAATCCTGCAGCGCTTCCCCCGTCACAAACTGGCGGAAAATGCCGACGCCGCGAACTTCGGTGCCGGCCAGCCGATCGTCACCCCGAACGTGGCCAAGGCTGAGCTGCTGTCTCTGTACCGTGATTTCATGAGCCGGGGTTGGGCCCAGGACTACGCAGGCTATGCCGAATCCTTTCAAGCCGCCGTCGACACCGACAACCCCGGCCGCCTGAACGTGATCGACTCACCGAAGCTGGTCGGCCAGTACCGCATCCACGCGATGCAGACCCAGTTCCGGAAATAACCAGGCATCAAGGGCCGTGTAAACGGCCTTTGAGACCGTTTTAAAACAGGAGTAACAGCCAATGAAGATCACCGGAAACGTCACCATTCGCGCCGATGGCGAAGAACTACTGACTGACGGCAAGGGCACCCTAAACCCTGGCGGTTTTGAGCGTGAACCCAAAATGAACGGCCGTGGCACTGTCGGCTATACCGAAAACCCGGTGGCGCCCACGCTCAGTGTGGTAATCCACCACACCCAGGACACCGACATTAAAACGCTATCAAACCTTACCGGCGCCACTATTTTGCTGGAAACCGATACCGGCCAAACCTGGATGCTGCGTGACGCATTCACCAAAAGCCCGACACCATTGGATATTGGCAATGGTTCGGTTCAGCTTGAAATGTCCGGTTTGGCTGTGGAGCGCGTGTGATGAAGGAAGTCATCGTCATGCTCTCTCACGGACTGACCGTGGGAGAGAAGGTCCACCTGGAAGCGGCCATCCGCGAACTCACCGCCGGCGATATCTTCGACGCTCAGACCGACGCCGAACGTCTGGTGCACACCGAGACTGGCCCACAGCTCGTGGCCAGCCCCAGCGCCGTGGGCATCCATACTCTGCGCAGGCAGATCCGCCGAATCGGCGAAGTGGAAGGGCCGTTGTCCATGAAGGAACTGCGCAAGCTGCACCCGGTTGACCTGGAGCGGTTACAGCAGGAGGCCATGCAGCTTGAGCAAGCTGCGTTTGCCGACATCGCGTCCCGAGAGGTGACGCAGCGGGGGCGAACTGATGAGGGCCTGCCCGAAGATTGAGCAGGTTTCGGTCCGGGTCGCCCAGGCCACCGGCTGGGCACCCCGCGATATCGACCAGTTGCCCCTCCGCCGCTTGATCCGCACCCTCAGAATTGTGAGCGAGACCCATGAGTGAATTGACTGCCAGTATTGTCATGAACCTGACCGGCAATTTCGAGCTTCAGGCTCGACGAAATGGCCGGGCGCTGGGCAGCTTCAGCCGGGACAGCAACCAGCAACTGAGCCGGGTCCGCCGCTCCGCTCAATCGGTGGGACAGGCCCTGGACAGCATGGGTAACCGCTATACCGGGATGTTGGCCGGCGTCGCGGCGACCTACGGCGCGACACAGGCAATCATCGAATCCGGGAAACTGGACAAGCGGTTGATCCAGATTCAGCAGACTGCTGGTGCGACTGCAGAACAGGTCGACACGCTGCGCGCTCACCTGCACACGATGAGCCAGGAGACCGGGCAATCGATGGATGCCTTGCTCTCGGGCTTCGATAGCCTGGTGCAGTCCGGTCAGGGTTGGGAACAGGCCCTCATCACCATCGGCGCCATTAATCCAGCCATGGTGGTAACGGGGGCCCAGGCGGATGTGCTTGCAGCGGCGTTAGGCGTGGCCGCTGAGGCTTTCGAATTTGACCTGAGCCAGCCCAAGCTTGCCGTATCTCTTATCGATCAGATGACTGTCGCTGGGCGGAAGGGCAATGCCGAGTTGGAAGATCTCTCTGGTGTCTTTGCACGGATCGGCGTGAATGCAAAGACGGCGGGCCTCAGTTTTTCCGATACGTTGGGCTTCGTCGAACGGTTGTCTTTGATCGAGCGAAACCCAGAGCGGTTGTCTACTCTGGCGGACTCGACCCTGCGGCTTTTCACCAATAACAACTACATGCAGAACGCCGCCAAGGCCACTGGGGTCAAGTTTTACGACGCGGAGGGTGAACGTCGGTCGGCTTTTGACGTCATCGATGATATCGCTGAGCAATACAGGCAATTGGAAAATGACCAGCAGCGGGCCGGTTTTATTTCCGGGGCATTTGGTAAGGCCGACTTAGATACGATCAAGGGTTTGCGCACATTGCTGTCGGGGGACGCTGTCTCTGAAATGCGCGGCATGAGCCGAGAGATCGCTGCCGGTACCGGCACTATTAGTAAAGATTTGGATAACGCTCTTGCCAATTCGATTGATCAGGTAGAGAGGCTTAAAAACGCGTTAAGGAGTGCTGCCGACGAGTTCGCGCAACCGATAAATGACGTCATCGAGAAAGCCATCAAGCACCTTTTGGACGAGAGAGGGCTGACGGGCAAGGAAATGCTGGTAGGCGGCGCTGGCGCGGCCGCCCTAGGCTTCGGGCTAATGAAAGGAGGCGGTAAATTACTCCAGCGATTTGGTGGCGTAGGGGCCGGTTTGGCGGCGGGCAAGGCTCTGGAAGAGGTCGCCGGTGTCACACCGGTATACGTGGTTAACATGCCTGGATCGGGCATGAGCGGCACGCCTGGACGCGGCCGGCCACCCGGTGGTCCTCCCGGTGGTGGCCCAGCGGGCCGAAGACGGCGGATATTTAACCCCATGCGGAATCTTGGCCGGGCACCCATCGGCGCAATAAGTACGCTGGGCGCGGGCGCTGTGGGCACGGCAGCCCTTGCCGTGGGTGCCGCAGGTGCGGCGGGCTACGGCGTTGGCACTCTAATCAACAAGTACGCCCTCGAGAGCACCGAGATCGGACGAGAAATAGGGAACGGCATCGGCGAAAGTATCGCCCAGGCGTTGGCGTTTTTCGGCAACGACGAAGCCCAGGCGGCAATCGATGCAAACGCCAAGGCGAAGAACGCCGGGACACTGAGCATCAAAGTGGACCAGGAAGGCCGTATCCGCAGCGTCACCCCGCAACGAGGCCCGGATGGCCCCGAAATTAATGTCGATCTGGGCATTACGGGGCTGATTCCATGACTCGCACCCATCCATTAAATCTCAAAAGGAGCGACATCGATGGCTTGGTCTGATCGAGTTGGCAAAGCGGTAGCCATTTTCCGAGGCGTTGAGATCATCCTCGAAAACACCAGCCAAACCCCCGGCCGACGCGTGGAAGTTCATGAATACCCGCTGCGCGACCAGCCCTACGCCGAGGACCTGGGCCGCAGCAAACGCGAGTGGCAGATTGATGGTTTCCTGATCGGCCCGGATTATGACGTTGCACGCCAACGCCTGGTGGAGGCGGCGGAGCAAGCCGGCGCTGCTGAGCTGGTACACCCGTACTACGGCACGCATCGTGTGGTGATTGTCGGTGGTATCCGCATTCGTGAGAGCACCCGTGAAGGCGGTATCGCCCGTGTTTCGTTCACGGTTGTCCGGGCTGACGATTCGCCCCGGTTTCCGGCGCTCGTCCAGGATACTCAGAGCCAGGTGCGGCGTCGGGTTGCGGACGCTGAAATAGCGGTGCTGGCTGACTTCGTGGAAAACTTCAAAGTCCTGGAGCTGGCCACCGATCGCGTGGCCGCCATCGAGAAGTCACTGCAAGTCGCATTGCGAGGCATTGAAAGCACCGTAGGTGACGTGACAGGCCCGATCGCGGACCTTATCCGCAGCCCGGCTGAGCTGGGCGCTCAGATCCTCGAAAGCATTGCTTCGGTACAAGACCTGGTCAACGAGCCCATCCGGGCCTTGGGCATTTACGACGACCTGTTCGGTGCCGGCGACGAGCCGCCGATCACCTCTTCACTGGACCCGATCCCCCGGCAGTTGCAGATGGCCGCCATCCGTGCCGGCAACAACCTGGTGCGCCGGGGAGCGGTATTGCAGTCAGCCACGGTGGCCGCTGCTACAGACTGGGTCACGGCCGATGATGCGATTGCCGCCCGTGATGGCTTGGCCACCGGCATCGAACTGCAGTTGGTGACCGAGGCCATCCCGTCCAACCAGGTGTATTCCAATCTGACCGCCGTGCGGGCGGCCGTGGTGCGAGATCTCGAAAAGCGCGGGGCCCAGCTGCCACGCCTGTG